CGAGCAAGCGGGAGCGGACCGGCAGTCATCTGAGGGCTGAGGGCCCGGGGTTGATCTTGCATGAGTGGATGGTCGCTTCTGACGAGGAATGCAGCGATATGGCGGCTGTGAAGGCCGCGAATCCGCTCTCGACGATCACTGAGGCGACTTTGGCGGAGGATTTCACCTCTCCGACGCTGGATCCGGGCGAGTGGAAGCGCTTGAAGTGCAATCGGCCTACTCGTTCGGTGCAGTCGGCGATCACGGACAAGGAGTGGGACGATGCGCAGACCGATGAGCAGATCCCGGGTGGCGCCGAGGTCGACGTCGGGATTGATGTGGCGTTCAAGTGGGACACGACGGCGTTCGTGCCGCTCTGGAACGGCCCGAAGTACCGGCTTTTGGGTGCCGCGACGGTTCTGAAGCCGCCGCGGGACGGGTCGAGCATGCATCCGGACGAGTTGAAGAACGCGATGATGGAGCTGTGCGACCGGTACACGGTCAGCACGGTCGTGATGGACATGAGCGGCTCCGGTGCGATCGACGTTGGGTCCTGGATCGAGGATGAGCTCCACATCACGGTCATTGACCGGGCCCAGACCCCGAAGTTGAAGGTCGGGGACTACAACGCGTTCATGGAGGGCCTGCGGAACGGGACCGTGAAGCACACCGGCGACGTCGATCTGCGGTCCCATGTCCTGCACGCCATCGCCCGGCGGCTTCCGGGCGGCGAGTACACGTTCGACCGTCCGTCGCAGGTTCGGCAGGGTCGCGCCCAGGACAGGCGCGTGATCGACGCTTTGACCGCCGCGGCGATGGTTGTGGAGCATTCCAACCGCGCGAAACCGGCTCGTTCGGTGTACGAGGACAGATATGCGGCTTCCGTGGCGTAAAAAGGCCCTGACGGGCACCCCAGCGGTCGTTGACGCCCTCCGGGACCGTCAGGTCGCCCCGTTCCCGCTCCTCGGCGGAGGGAACAGGCAGCGCATCCAGGACGCGTACAACACCGCGAAGTCCGCGAACTACGCCTGGATCTACACGAATTCGCCGGCCGTGCGGACTGTGGTGGACGTGATCGTTCGCAACGTCGGCCAGCTGGACCTCCGGCTGTACGAGGAAGTCTCGGAGGATGAGCGCCAGCCGGACCCCACCCACCCCGCTGCCCTGAGCCTCAGGTATCCGAACGAGGAGACGTCGGCGGACGCGTGGATCAGGTCGATGATGAAGGACTTCCTCATCTTCGACGACGCGTTCTCGGTCATCAGCCCAGCGCCCGGGGGCCAGATCAATCTGAACTGGGTGCCGGCGCACATGGTGGAGGTGCGCGGCTCAAGCCTGTTCCGCGCTGAGGGTTATCGGGTGTGGCGTATCGACGGCACCTGGATCGACTTTCCGCCGGATCAGATGCTGCATTGGCACGGCCAGAACCCGCTCGACCCGCGGATGGGCTCGAGCAGGCTGGACACGCTGCGTGCGGTCATCGCCGAGGACGCCGCGCTTCAGCAGGCGACGGTGGAGCTCGCGAACTCCGGGCTGACGGAGCCGGCGTGGGTGTTCCGGCCCCTCGAGGCGCCCGAATGGTCGAACGAGGCGCGCAAGGGCTTCGAGGAAGACCTCACGAACCGGATGCGGCGCCGCAACAAGTCTCCGGTGGTGCTCGAGGAGGGCATGGAGCTGCGTTCGTTCGGTGTGAACCCGAAGGACGCGGAGATGATGAGCGTCCGCCGGTGGGCGATCGAACGCGTAGCAGCCGTCTACGGGGTGCCGCTGGGGATGGTCGGCCTCGCGGACAATCTCGCCGAGGCGCAGACCCAGTTCTACTCGGACACGCTCCCGCCTTACTGCGAGGAGTTCACCAAGATGCTGAATCAGCGCATCCTGGTGCGGGTCTACGACTGGACGGACGGCTGTTTCGAGTTCAATCTGGACGAGAAGCTGATGGGCGACGAGCGGCTGAAGACCCTCGTTGCTGCGTCCGGCCGTCCGGTGATGACGACGGATGAGGCCCGCGCGAAGCTGAACCTCCCGCCGATCGACGGTGGCGACGAGCTTGTGACCCCGATGAACGTGATTGTCGGGGACAACCCGAAGCCTTCCCCGCAGGTGATGGGCCCCCAGGACCCGAACGGACCGCCCCAGGACGGCTCAGGACGCCAGGACGATACGCCGGCGCAGCCGCCTAAGGCTCTGGTGAAGGCTGAGAGCTTCGAGCCGGTCCCCCAGTTCCACCCGGCACGCAGGGATGACCTGGATCGGCAGATGCAGAACATCGACCGGGCGCGCAGCGTCGTCGTGAAGCATTACAACCGCCTACAGCGGGGCCTGATGGCGAAAGCCACCACGGACTGGGAGGTGTGGGACAAGCGGTTCAGCGACAACATCAACGAACTGATGCAGGAGATCGTCCGCACCGAAGGGTCGATCTACGCGTTCAAGTTCAACGGCCGGTTCAAGATGAACCGGGTCCACAACTACCTCGCCGCGACCGCTGACGGGTTCGCGAAGGCCCTGAACGACACGATCCGCTCCGAGATCAACGAGTTCGGAGTCAAGGACGCCCTCGCTCTCCGTGACCGGCATATCGAGTCGTTCGGCACCGCCCTGGGGGCGAAGGCGACGATCTGGGCCCGCGAAGAGGCGGCCAGGCAGTCGCCGCATGCTGAGACCCGGGTGAAGACGTGGGTGCCGAACACGCAGCGTCACGCCGAGTTCGGTGGCGACACGGTCCCACTTGGCGCTGATTGGCCGGCAGGGTTCGCCCCGGGCACCACGCCTGGATGCTCCTGCACCGCCACGATCGATTAGGGAGCAACGATGGAGCATCTTCTTCTCAAGGCCACGGCCACCACGACGGATCAGGGCACGTTCGAGGCTGTCATCAGCACAGCCACGATCGACCGTGAGAAGGACATCGTTGACCCGCAGGCGATGGTCAACGCTCTCCAGAAGTGGGTTCCTCTCGGCAAGAACGTGCCGCTGCGGTGGAATCACGGCACCGAGCCGGAGCACATCATCGGGAACATCGACCCGGCGACGGCCCGGGAGGTCAACGCCGAGGTGATCGTGGACGGCTGGGTCGACCAGAAGTCGAAGCGTGGCGCCGAGGCGTGGCGGCTCGTGAAGTCCGGGACCCTGGGCTTCAGCTTCGGGTACATGATCACCGAGGCGACGGCCCGCCCGGGCGGCGGCCGGCACATCAAGGGCATGGACGTGTTCGAGGTGACGGCCACGCACGCCCCAATGAACGGTGATACCCGGGTCGTCGGCTGGAAGAGCCACGTCCACGACGTTTGTCAAGCTTGCGGCCAACCTGTTGGCCAGAAGATGTCGGACCCTGAGCCCTCGAAGACGGCTCTCTCCGATGCAGTCGGCGGAACCCTCACCGCTCCCGCGGTCACTGGGACCCCTGACGTCCAGAAGAACGATGACGGCTACTGGGATGACCTCCGCAGGGAGTCCTACCGGCTGGCCGCGTCAGTCCTGATAGACGAATAAGGGAGCAGCACAGCATGAACCGATACGAGCGGGAGATCCGCGCGATCGAGGAGAAGATGGCCGAGGAAGTCAAGAGCTTCCAGGCGATCTACAAGAAGGCCGACGACGAAGACCGCCGGCCCACGCAGGAAGAGGCGGAGCAGGTCCAGAAGCATCACCGCGCGATCGAGACTCTGAAGCAGGAGAAGGCGATCGCCCAGGAGGGCCTGAAGACCCTCGAGGACGTGGACCGCATCGGCAAGGAGCTCGGCCCGGCCGTGTCCTCGATGAACATGAGCGTCACGTCGGAGCCGCAGGACCGCGCCTTCGAGCGCGTCAAGTCGCTCGGCGAGATGTTCGTCGAGTCGCAGGGCTACAAGTCCGTCATCAACGAGTTCCGCGCCAACGGCGGCCGGTTCCGTGAGGGCTTCAGCACCGGCGCCGTCGCGCTGGAGATGAAGGGCACCCTCCTCGAGGGTCCGGGCGGCGGCGGCGGCGCCATCGCAGCCACGGTCCCGCAGGTCGTGCCGGGCGTCGTCGACAAGCTGTTCCAGCAGCTGACGGTCGCGGATCTGCTCCTGTCGGGGCAGGCGACCACGAACAGCATCCGGTACGTCATCGAAGGCACCGCAACCAGCGGCGCCGCCGGCGTCGCGGAGGGTGGCCTGAAGCCGGAGTCCGCACTCGGCCTCACCACGGCGGATGAGCCGATCAAGAAGATCGCCACCATCCTCCCGGTGTCGGAGGAGATGCTCGAGGACGCCCCGGCGATCCAGTCCTACATCAACGGCCGCCTCAGCCTGTTCGTCCGCATTGAGGAGGAGCGCCAGCTTCTCCGCGGCACCAGCGGCGGCAACGAGGTTCAGGGTCTCCTGACCTCCCGCGGCATCCCCGTCTACAACGGCGGCACCGCTGCCGGTAACCGGGCGGAGCAGCTGTTCAAGGGCATGAACAGCATG